TACCAAGTTATAGTGAAACATAGCCAGGTGAGAAGTCAACATTAAACGGAGTTGATTATCATAGACTATTAAATCCTCATAAAGCATTAGCAAAGTTCTATCCTAACGAGATTGACTTGTATCAAGTAGGTGATATAGATAGTAACGAGATTGATGGTGTAGATTCAATTGAGTTTATTAAAAGATTTGATTTAGTGGTAGGTAATAGAACTATGTCAAAAATACTTGAATCAAAGAAAGTAGCAGAGAAAATAAAGAAGTCAGGAGTTAAATTCGTGCTTGATATGGATGATGACTTCTTACTTCCAACTAATCACATACTATACAATGTATCAAAGCGAGATGGCATAGGTCAAGATGTAAAAGATTCAATTAAGTATGCTGATGTAATAACCTGCACACATCAAGTTTTAGCAGATGAGATAACAAAAGAATTTGGTAAGAAAGAAACATACTTAATTCCAAACGGATTACCAAACTTTGCACAATTTGAACCTAAATCATTTACAAGCGATTTAAAAGCAGTATTTGGGTGGAGTGGTAGCATAACACATTTTGAAGATATAATGCTAATGCACGATAGCTTATTAGCACTATACACCGATTATAGATACAAGGATGAGTTTAAGATGATTTACGGAGGTTACGCAAAAGGAGATGGTGAAAGTGAAGCAATGTTAGGAGTGCTGTCGTGTAAAGGTAAAGCAAGTGAAACAAACTTTGAAATATTCCCGAGTACAGATGTACACAACTATGCTTACTTTTATGACAAGATAAACGTGGCATTAATACCTTTAAAGAATACTCGTTTCAATACAATGAAATCTAATCTTAAACTACTGGAAGCAGGATTCAAAAAGAAAGCAGTAATAGTTTCTGATGTTCATCCGTACAATACTTTACTAACTGATAAGAATTGTCTTGTAGCAAAGAACAAACACGATTGGTATAAGCAAATGGTGAAACTAATTCGTAATCCAAATATGATAGAAGACTTGGCAGAACAATTGTATTTAGATGTACAAGTCCAATCAATAGATAAAATAGCTGAATTAAGATATAACGCATATAAAAACATATTAAACAAATGAAACCAATAGAGAAAGCAAAAGAATTATTTCAAAAATATTGCTATGCAATAAGAACTGAAGAAAACGATAGTGGATACTTTACAAATGTAATTTATGCAAAAGATTGTGCAATAATAGCAGTAGATGAAATATTAAATTCATATCCGCATTCATACGAAATTGAAAAAGAGAAAACTAAAAATAATGAAGATATAACAATTATAACAAATATTAAATCAAATATTGGTTATTGGTTAGAAGTAAAAGAGGAGATAGAAAAATTATGATATTAACAGCAATCGGAATAGCAATGGTTTTCGTGTCATTCTTTTCACTAACACAATTCCCAAAGTGGTTAGACTTTAAACCATTCAACTGTATAGTATGTCTAACCTTTTGGGTGTGCGTGGTAACATATGTTTTCAATTTGCAAACTTTCGCAGAACCATTTGCGTATGCAGGGTATGGTGCTTATGGTTCAATAATGCTAAAACGATTATTATTTAAATTTTAATTATGAGAAGATACGAAGAGATTTACAATGAAATGCAAGGTGCATTATTAGCAGATGAGAGATTTACAATACTTGAACTGTTAAAGATATTTGACAAGGAAAGTAGTTGGTGTGGTACAAACTATCAACTAATAAGAATTAAAGAGTATAGTCAAGAAATAACTGGTATTAGGTCAGGAGATTGTCAGGGGTGTATGATTCAAGCAATGAAGAATATGGTAAGATTCGTAAATAAATACGAATTAGATAATCCACATCAACCAATAGTAGCAGAAGAAATTAAACCAAAAAACTTATATCAAAATAGAAAGAAATGATAACCGATAAAGAATTTTTAGAAGCAGAATTAAAGATGGGTATTAGTCCATTTAATCAAGATTTTATAAGCCTATGTGATGCAACAGTTGATGCAATAGCAAGTGAAGTAGAATTTGAATCAGTATTAGATTATGGAGCAGGTGTAGGTGCTTACTCAAATTCATTTTATAACAAAGGATTTAACATCGTATGTTACGAATATTTTGAAGCACATAGAGATTATATGGCAGAGAACTTACCACATTTAGTTGTGCTGCCTAAACCGATTACAACTGACTTACTTGTGTTTATTGAAGTAGCAGAGCATATGACCGACAAAGAACTTAAATCACTATTCAAGAAAATAAAACCTAAAAATATATTATTTAGTTCAACACCAAACAAAACAGATGGCGATGCTGAATGGGGTCATATAAACATAAAGACTGAACAAGAATGGAACAAGTTATTTGAGAAACTTGGATACAAATTTGTCAAGAATTTAAACGTGCCAACAACTTGGACAAGACTATACGAATTAGTATGAAAGAATACGTAAATCATCCTCAACACTATGGTGGCATAGATAATACGTTTGAACCAATTAAGGTAATAGAACACTATGACTTAAACTTTATGCTTGGAAACAGCATCAAATACATATTACGTGCAGGTAAAAAGGATGACAAAATACAAGATTTGGAAAAAGCATTATTCTATCTTCAAAGAGAGATAACTAATTTAAAAAATAAGAAATGAACAAACAAAATATTACACTAAAAAAAGCAATGTTGGAAGCATTAGAGAAAACTCTTGGCATTGTGACTACAGCAGCTAAATTAGCAGGTATTGAAAGAAACACACACTACACTTGGTTAAGGGAAGATGAAGCATACAAAGAAGCAGTAGAAGGCATAACTGATATGGCTATTGACTTTGCAGAATCACAACTAAATCAATTAATGCAAGGAGCAACACACGAAGTTGTTACGCATAGAGGAGACATAGTTGAAATTAAAGATGCACCAAATCCAAGTTCAATAATATTCTATTTAAAAACCAAAGGTAAAAAACGTGGATATGTTGAAAAGCAAGAAGTGGAATTATCAGGAGAAAGAGAAATTTTTAAAGGTCTTGATTTAAACATCAGAGAAAACAAAGAAAGTCAATAAAACCGTTTGTCTTCACTACGCAGAAAACGCATTTATGTTAAAAGAAACCACAGCACAAGTAAAGATATCTAATTTAAATAAAAGAATTAGAATAGTACAAGGGGGAACTTCATCTTCCAAAACATTTAGTATTATACCTTTGCTGATAGACTATGCTTACAAGAATCCTAATAGCGAAATAAGTGTAGTAGCTGAAACAATACCACAAATCAGAAGAGGTGCTTTAAAAGACTTCTTAAAGATAATGGATTGGATTGGATTCTATAACGACAATCAATTTAATAAATCTACTTTAAAATACACATTCAAAAATAAATCCTACATTGAATTCTTTAGTGCTGACCAACCAAATAAATTAAGAGGAGCAAGAAGAGATGTTTTGTTTATTAATGAGGCAAACAATGTAAACTTTGAAGCATATCACCAGTTAGCTATAAGAACAAAAAACTTTATTTATTTGGACTTTAATCCAAGTAGTGAATTTTGGGTGCATACTGAATTGTCAAATGATAAAGATGCAGACTTAATAGTTCTAACGTACAAAGATAATGAGGCATTAGATGAAGCATTAGTCAAGGAGATTGAGAAAGCAAAAGAGAAAGCAGAAACAAGTTCATACTGGGCTAATTGGTGGAAAGTATACGGATTAGGGCAAATCGGTTCACTTGAAGGTGTAGTCTTTGACAATTGGAAGCAAGTGGATTCAATACCTGCTGATGCAAAATTACTTGGATACTCAATGGATTTCGGGTTTACTAATGACCCTACTACGTTAATGGCTATTTATAAAATGGATAATGAACTATACATTGATGAATTACTATATCGTACGAATATGACTAATAACGACATTGGTAATTTTATGAAGTCAATAAACATTGTTAGACCATTTGATATCGTAGCTGATTCAGCAGAACCCAAATCAATAGAGGAATTAAGAAGGCAAGGATTCAACATTCAACCTGCATCAAAAGGTGCTGATTCAATTAAGATAGGTATTGATATACTAAAGAGATACCAAATGAATATCACAAAGAATTCAACAAACACAATCAAAGAATTAAGAGCATACCAATGGGAGAAGGACAGAGATGGAAAACTAACTGGCAAACCAATTGACCACAGCAATCACGCAATAGATGCGATAAGATACTTTGCTTTAAATAAACTTAACAATAGACCACAAGGCAAGTATGCCACAATTAGAGTATAATCAGATTATAACAAATAACCAACTAAAATATATTATTTATCAAATGAAATTAGAGAATTTAACCATAGGGCAGTTCATTAAGTGCAAGACAATATCTGAATTTGAAACTGATGTTTTGGACAAAAGTATTAAAATGTTAGCAATAGTTAGCAATAAAACTTTTGATGAGATTGAAGCTATGCCTGTAAATGAATTGACTGATGCTTTAAAGCAGTTTAACGAGATTGAAAAGCTAACGGATACAACTAAAGTTAGAATGAAGTTTAAGGTAAAAGGCAGAAGGTTTGAGTGCATATGGCAAACGCAAAAACTTGGAGCAAATCAATACATAGATGCTACTTCGTTTTGTAAGAATGAAAAAGAAATAGTAAACAACTTGCATAATATCTTGGCAAGTATATGTGTGGAAAGAACTTGGTATGGTAAGAAGTTAAAGTATAATCCAGAGCAGCACAAAGAAATTGCTGATTTGTTTTATAATCATATGAAGATTACCCAAGCATACCCAATCTTGCTTTTTTTTTGCAGATATTTCAAGGAATTGCACGACAATATCCAAACTTATTTGGAGGAGGAAGTAGCGAAAGCAGTGAAGGTAGCGAAGAGCAATCCACAAGTGGTAGAACATTTGAAGAAAAATGGGGTTGGATTGCAACAATAAACAATATGTCAAACAATGATAGAACAAAATGGGATTTCTATTTTGATTTGAATGTGATTGAATTTTTAAATACAGTAGTATTTTTTAAAGACAAAAGCGAAGAAGACAAACGATTATGGCAAAAGGCGAAGGAACAGCAATAGGTAATAGGTATGGTGAATCAGCAGAGAACTTTCAAAAAGTTTTAGGTCAAAGTGCTGATAAAATTATGCTTGAATGGGCAAATGAAAGTATTGCTATAATGCGTAAGATATTAAAAAGAAAAACAAGAATAGGCGATAGAGGAAAGTTAATTGCAGACCTTGCTCCAAAACCTTATCCAATGGATGCGAATGGTAATATAAAAATTGAGATAGTTACTATGCAAGACCATTGGGAATATTTAGATAAAGGAGTTCAAGGAGTAAAAAATAAAAGTAAAGCACCTAACTCACCATTTAAATTTAAGAATTTAGGTACTCCTGATTCAATGGTTGATAGCTTTAAAGAATATATATCAAAA